CTCTGGGCGAAAGCATTGCAGGTGTGCTGGCCCAGCTCCTCGAAGGCATAAACGCGGTCATCGAGAAGATGCGGGAACTGAACACGCCTGAGGACTGGTCCAACGTTCCGTTCACCCGCATGTGGTTCGAGAAGGCCGTTTCGCAGCAGCGCATATGGCCCAGCGCGTCTGGTCCGCCGCAGATGACGGCAGCGATGGATCAGTGGCGCAACGCGCCTGGTGCCGTGATGTCGGGGCTCAGCACCGCCGGCGCGATCGGCACCATGCAGCTCATGCCGGGCACCGCCTCCGGCCTCGGGGTCAACCCGTTCATCCCGAGCGAGAACGTCCTCGGTGGGATGAAATACATCGAGCAGCTCTCAAAGCAGATGGCTGGCTACTCTGGCGGTGTCGAGGAGGGCATAGCCCGCGCCTACCTCACCGGTCCGCAAGGCAATGTCGGCGGCGCTGCGGCCTCCACCTACGCCGGGAAGGTCTACCACGCCGACAGCAGCAAGCTGCCGTCCGACACCGCCCAGATGATCGAGTACTGGGGCTCGGTGATGCAGTTGCCACCGAACCTGATTGCGCTCGGCAAGCGCATCGCAATGGTCGAGAGCGGCGGCTCCCAGCTGCCCAGCACGGCCCCGTTCAAGCTCGGCCCCGACTTCGGACCGCCCCTGCCGCCCGGTGGCATCCCTGGCGCACCGGCTGCGGGTCCGGCCGGCACCACCGATGCTGATGCGCTTCGGCGCCAGCAACAGGCGAGCCAGGCAACTCTCGCCGCCCGTCAGGCAGAGAATGCGAGACAGCAGTCGGCCCAGCAGGCCGCCATCGTCCAGCAGACCGCCCTATTGTCGCAGGCCGAGACGATGGGCGATGAGCCGGAGATCAAGCGAAGGACCCAGGCCCTCACCGAACTTCAGCAGCACATGACCGAGCTACGGAGCGAGCAGAACCGGCTGATCAGCGATCAGCAGAAGCTCGCACAGTCAGCAGACGATGCAACACACCCACTCACCGCGCAGGCCGGTGCGGAGCGCGCGCTGGCCGAGGTCCGGGAGCAGTTCAGGCAAACCGCCCGCGACACCAATGCAGGGATCGTCGATGAGACTGCGCTCTCCGTCGCGCTGACCGCCAAGCAGAGGGAACTGACGCAGCAGCGCCACGACGACATCGCTGCGCTCGACCTCCAGAGCAACGCGCAGAACGCGCAGATCGCGTTGATCGAGAAGGGCGGACGCGCCGCCGAGCATGCGGCGAACTTCGAGAAAGCCAACATCGATGCCCGCAAGACCGCCGTACCGGGGACCAAGGAATTCCAGACCGCAGTCGATGAACTGACCGCCGCCTATGACCGCAATACCGATTCCGTTAAGCGAAACGCTGCGGCTGCGCTGTCGATCCAAGATTCGAACCGGCAGCTTGAGCTGCTGAATGCCGAGGCCGCAGCGATCGACAAGACAACCGCCGCCCGCGAGCGCGAGCTGGCCATGATCCGCGAACGGCAGGCCCGCGGTCTCGCTCCTGGTGATGTTGCCAATGCCGAGGAGCAGCGCGCCATCGACACGAAAGGCAACGTGGCAGCGAAGAAGGTCGAGAACGACGAGCTGAAGGCGTCCTACAACGAGTTGGCCAACTCGATCAGCCAGAGCTTCGACACCATCGGCAGCGCCATGGCTGATGCGTTCCTCAGCGGGAAAGATGCTGCCGTCAGCTTCCAGAGCGTGATGAAGACGGTCGTGCAGCAGATCATCCAGGAAGTCATCAAGCTGTCGATCATCAACCCGATCCTGAATAACCTCTTCCCGGGCTCTGGTACACGGCCAACCCTTAGCAGCGTGGGCGAGGCACTCAGCAGCGGCAGTGGCGGCAGCGGCGGTGGCCTCTTTGGCTTCCTGGGGACGTTGTTCGGCGGCGGCACCTCAGCCGCAGTCAGCGCCGCAGCAAACGTGAATATGTCCACCTCTCTCGCGTTCGGGCCCGGCTTCGCGCATGGCGGCGTGTTCTCAGGTCTCCCAGGCATGGGCCACCTGCCGGCAATCGGCAGCTTCGCCAACATGATCGTCAGCCAGCCGACGCTGTTCCGCGCCTACGCGCAGGGCGGTGTGATGGGTGAGGCCGGTCCCGAGGCGGTCATGCCCCTGGTGCGCGGACCGAACGGCGCGCTTGGCGTGCGCGGCTCTGGCGGTGGCACGGCGGTGGTCATCAACACCCCGATCACCATCCAGGGGAATGCGACGGGCGCCGGCGGCAAGCTGGATCCGCAGGCTCTCGCAGCCCTGCAGAAGCAGATCGAGGGCGCGGTCAAGGATGCCGCTCGCCGCACGATCGTCGATGAGAAGCGCCCCGGCGGCGATCTGTTCGGGGGGTAGCGCGTGGACACCCTGGTCGTGCCGATGTCGCCGCTCACCACATCGTCCGGCGCCACTGAGAAGCCGCGCATCTTGAACAACCACTTCCACGGCGACACCTCGTTCGACCTCCCGGACGGCATCAACGTCACGCTGATGAACTATCAGGCGACGTGGCAGCTGCATCCGCCCGATGCCGACACGTTGCTCGCCTTCCTGCGGGCGCATCTCGCCATCTGGTTCTTCTGGACCATGCCGCGCGAGACCTCGCCGCGGATCTGGGAGTGCACGGAGTGGTCGCGCACGTCCGACTATGACTTCGACACCATCACCGTCAGCCTCGAGGAGCGCCTGCGCCCATGAGCGACACCGTCCTGCGCATGGCCCAGGAACTCGATCCCGATCCGGTGGTCGAACTCTGGGAACTCGACACCACGGCGCTGACGAACATCTACGGCGAGCAGGGCACCGGCAATATCTACCGGTGGACGCCAGGCGTCTTGAACTACCGCGACGATGGCGTGCTGAGCGCCGGATCGACCGCGACGCTGCTGGTGCTCGACAAGCAGATCAACCTGAGGAACAGCGCGCTCGCCTATCAGGCGCAGGCGGCCAACACCGACGGCAGCTTCAACCCGTGGATCGCCGTCTCAGGCTTCGGCACAGCGGTCGTCGGCGGCAACACGGTCACCACGGTCGGACTCGCCTCGGCCATGCCCTACGTGCCGCAGGCGGGAGCGGCCTATCTGCTGGAGAGCCACGGCAGCGTGCTGTTTGGTGGTGTCGAATATGTCCCGGCGCCGATCGAGCTGACCGGGCACGAGTGGAGCGGCCAGGGCAAGCTCCCGCGCCCCAAGCTGCGCGTAAGCAACCTCGGAGGCCTCGCCGCGGCCCTGGTGATCCAGTACGGCGACATCGTCGGCGCTCAGGTCAAGCGGCTGCAGACCTTCAGGAGCTGCCTCGATGGCGAGCCCAACGCTGATTCCAGCGCGCTCTTCGAGCCAGACATCTTCGTGGTGGACCGGAAGTCCGCCCACAACAAGCACATCATCGAGTTCGAGTTGGCCGCAGGCCTCGACCAGCAAGGCATCGCGCTGCCAAAGCGGATCGTGCTGCGCAACCACTGCGATCACACCTACCGGCAGTGGAGCACGGTGGGCGGCGGGCATTTCGTGTATGGAAGCTGTCCCTACGTCGGTGGCCTGTTCTTCCAGGGCGACGGATCCGCGACCACCGATCCCAGCAAGGACCTGTGCGGCAAGCGCGAGCATGACTGCCTGTTCCGGTTCGGCAACTCGCTGCTGCCCAACTACGGCAACCCGCTGCTGCCGATCCGCTCCTTCCCGGGTGTCGCCGAGGTCGCCAGCTGATGTTCGGTGACGCGGTGGAGACGGCAATCCGCATCCACGCGATGCACGAATACCCGCGCGAGGCGTGCGGCGTGGTCACCGCCGAGGGCTACGACCCGCTGGAGAACGTCGCGGTCGATCCCGAAGAGAGCTTCGACTGCACCGAGCAGCTGCAGAGCTACCTCGAGGCCGGCACCGCCCTGGCGCTGGTCCACTCCCACCCGGACGGGCCGCGCGCGCCGAGTGCCGGCGACATGCGGCGCCAGATCAGCATGGACATTCCGTGGGGCATTGTGACGTGCACGCACGACAGCGCTGATCCGGCATTCTACTGGTCCGACAGCCTCCAACCGCCGCCGCTGATTGGACGGCCCTTCCGGTGGGGTCCGTCTGGCACCGATGGCTGCGGCGACTGCGCGGCCTTGGTGCGCGACTACTACTGGATGGAGCGCTCGATCCGCCTCCCGGAGTTCCCGCGCGAGGAAGGCTACTGGCGCATCCCGGGCGTCTCCTACCGCGACAACCTGATCACCTCGGGCTTCCAGTCCACCGACCGTACCCAGCCGGAGATCGGCGACGTGTTCCTGGCTGCGGTCCGGTCCGAGCAGCCCAACCACGCCGGCATCTACGTCGGGGAGGGCAAGATCCTGCACCACCTGCAGGAGCGCCTGTCGGTCGAGACCCCGGTGGTGATCTGGCTGCGCTTTATGACCGACTGGATGCGCTACCGTGCTTGATGCGGTCGGTTTCCCGGTCCACCTGATCGACCGCACCGCACGCGTGGTGCTGCACGGCAAGCTCCGGCGCAAGTTCGGCCCCGAACTGACGGTAGGTGCCTCGACGCCGGCGAATGCGATCGCCGCGCTGTGCCGGATGAAGCCCGGCTTCCGTGCCATGCTGGAAGAGGGCGACTACCGCGTCATCCGCGGCGATGCGAAGCGCGGCATGCAGCTCGACCTGCGTGGCATCCATCTGAAACTGCCGCCCAGCGGCGAGATGCACCTGTTCCCGGTCGCCAAAGGGGCCAAGCGCGGCGGTGCAGGCAAGATCATCATCGGCGTGCTGCTGGTCGTGGCGTCTGTCGTGCTTGGCCCGGAGTTAGCAGGACTCGGCTTAGCCACCTCGACGATCTTCGGTGCAACGGTTGCCACGCTGCCGTTGATGTTCGGCGCCTCGCTGATCCTGGGCGGCATCACGATGATGATGTCGCCGCAGCCCAAGGGCACGACCTCTCCGCAGGAGAGCAACACCCAATCGTTCCTGCTCGGCGGCCAGCTGAACGTGCAGCAGCAGGGCGTGCCGGTGCCGGTGCAGTACGGCCGGATCATGGTCGGCAGCGTGGTGATCAGCGTCGGCTACGAGGCCGTCGCGCTGCAGGGCGACGTGTTCAACCCGCAGATTTATTGGAACACCAAGCCGCATACCTATCCGAACACGCTGCGCAGCAAGGCGGTCGTCCGCATCATCGACCTGCTGGGCGAGGGTCCGATCCAGGGCCTCGTCGATGGCGCCAAGTCGATCTTCTTCGATGGCACGCCGTTGCAGGCGCCCGACGGCTCGATGAACTTCAACGGTGTCACTTGGGAGATCCGTTACGGCTACCCAGACCAGGACTTCGTCGCTGGCTACTCGGCCTCCGAAGAGACCACCAACGTCGGTGTGCAGGTCACCCAGCGCCTCGGCCCGGTGACGCAGACTATCCGCAGCTCAACCGCCACTGCCGCACGGGTTACGCTGAAGATCCCGGTGCTGATGCAGACCATCCCATCGACCGGAGACATCTACCCATACTTCGTGCAGTTCTCGATCGACGTGCGGCCGAGCAAGGAAGGATCGGGCGGCTTCGTTGGCGACTGGGTGAACATCAACCGCTACGACATCACCGGCAAATGCACCTCGCCCTACCAGGTCAGCTATCGCTTCGACCTGCCTCGCCTGAGTGACGGCGCGAACACCTGGGACATCCGGGTCACCCGCAACATTCCAGACTCGACCGACCTCAACATCCAGAACGACCTCTTCTTCGATCTGGTCACTGCTATCGACGATCACCGGCTGCAATACCCGGACAGCGCCTATATCGCATTGACGTTCGATGCCGAGGCCTTCGGCTCCCAGGTTCCGGCGCGGACCTATGAGATCTTCGGCCGGCTGGTCCAGGTTCCGGCGAACTACGATCCGGTGAACCGCACCTATGCCGGCAGCGGCCCGGGCACCGTCGGCGGCACCTGGGACACGGTCTCCTTCAAGAACGCGGTGACATCGAACCCGGCCTGGGCGCTCTACGACATGCTGAGCCACACCCGCTACGGCTGCGGCATCCCGGGCAATTCGATGGAGGTGACGAAGGCCGACCTCTACGTGATCAGCCAGTACTGCGACCAGCTGGTGCCAGATGGCTTCGGTGGCAGCGAGCCGCGCTACACCACCAACGCGAACATCAGCGACCAGGCCGAGGCCTACAGCGTCCTGCAGACGATCGTCTCAGCCTTCCGCGGCATGACGTACTGGGGCGCGGGACAGGTGGTCGTCACCAACGACATGCCGAAGAACCCGGTCAAGCTGGTGAACCAGGCGAATGTCATCGACGGTGACTTCAACTACGAAGGCACATCGCTGAAGACCCGCCACAACGTCATCCGCGTCGCGTGGCGTGACCCGTCGAACAAGTATCAGGTGACGACCGAGACGGTAGAGCAGACCGACGATGTGGCGCGGCGCGGCGTGATCTCGGGCGACCTCACCGCCTGGGGCTGCACCTCGCGCTCGCTCGCGCACCGCCTGGGCAAATGGCAGATCTACTCGGAGACGCAGCAGACCGAGACGGTGAACTACGACGCCTCGCTCGACCACATGAACCTGCGCCCTGGCGACGTGTTCCAGCAGCACGACCCGGCCTACTACGGACTGCGCTACGGCGGCCGGCTGCGGCAGAATTCGACGCAAACCGTCCTGCATCTCGACGGCAAGGTGGACATCTCGGTCGGCTCCTCGTTCATCCTCACGGTGCTGATGCCGGACAGCACCGTGGCGAACGCCACCTTGTATCCACCGCAGTTCATCGATGCCGGCGACCACTCGATCATCAATCTGGCGGCGCCCTTGCCGCAGCAGCCGACCGCGAACGCCGAGTGGATCCTGGTCGACAACACCACCTCGCCGCGCATGTTCCAGGTCGTCGCGG